TTTCAATATTGATAATCTATCTAAATAGTCACCTACACTTATTGCTGTTGCAATTTTCATTGTACAACCTCCATCAACTCTTGAACATTCTCACCATGATTCGGTAATTTATCTTTAAGAAAGAAATGTACGAAGTATGCTTCTTTAATTTTATCGTTCGGTATCGCAGTAAATAACGCGTTCCATTTCCAACTTAATTCTTGTTGAATCATATTTTCTTTCTTAACCCAATAGTTTAAAAGAGTCTGATCAGTACTCCATTTCCATGAACCTAAACCATCTACAAATCTTTTAAACTCAGGTCTCTCTATAAACTGCTTTCCAGTCTGACCTTTTAAGTGTTTAACAATATTTCTATCTAATAACATTAAACCCATGTTATAAAAATGTCCACCGTCATTGTTCCATTTCCAATCAACGTCATCTAAACTACTATATTGCATTCTTGTATAGCCGGCTAATTTTTGTTGATACCATGGCAATATTGGTGCTGTTCTTTCCACAACACCTGCAAAGTCTGATTCAAAATTTAACTCGTCAAATATATTAGGAGAACCTGGTCTAATCCAGATATCTGCATCTATAATGGCTATTTGGTCGTATTTACTCCAATAGTCAAATGCGTTTTCTTTTTCATATATCGGTAAGAATCCACCGTATTTTTCATACGATTCTTTACTACGATTTGTAGCAAATACGTCTGGCTTAATCATCATTTTTGGAATTGTTTGAACTATATAATCTACGCGGTTCTGCGGTTTTTCTTTACTGCTTATGTTAGCAGCATATGCTTTAACCGAAGCTGTACAGTGATCATACAACTTTGACTTCTTTCCGGTATAAACTTGGTAAATCAATCTTTTCATAACAAAACCTTTTTTTTATTTTTTCTTTAGAGCTTGTGTACCAAAATATGCTGCTACAATTGCTGCTACAGAAACATAATAGACCGCTGCCATGTCACCTAGTATCTTTGCAGCCTGATCTAATCCAAGCCAAAGAGCTATCACGACACCAGAAGGATATAGTAACATGCCAGCCAAAGCAAACCATGCCATGTTTCTTTGTGCATCTTGTCTTTTATCTTCGTTTTCTAATCGCATCAGTCTTTCATCTATTTCAAGTTCTTCGTCTGTGACTATACCGTCACCATCTATATCATACTTATTATAATCGCTTCCTGGCTGTAGTTTTTTTTGTGCCGCCATTATAGAACTCCTTTATTATCTTCGCTATTTTTAAAGCGTCTTTAAAACCATTACGAAGAGAATTTGACCTGTGGCCATTTTCTATAAACCATTCTATGTTATTTATATCAGAACCTTCTGACATATTGTAACCCTTAGTAAGTTGCTCAAACTCAAATCTAAGTTGTACAATTCTAGTTAATCCTATTGACATGTCAGTGTCCAAATAATTTTCTTTTTCTATATTCATCAATCGTATCCTCTAATAATTTAGTCCAGTTATCTCTATGTTCTACGAACACACACGGTTTTTCATGATCAACATCCATAATGATTACTACATTTGGTATTTTCATTCCCGTTCTTTCTTCGTACATGATGGCATAGGCTGCACCTTGCGCGAAATAGTTTGTGATTCTTTCTTTCTTCTTAATATATTTAGAAGTTTTAAAATCAATTATTGAAGGTACACCATTAAACTGTGCAATGCAATCGCATCTTCCAGCTAATTGTAAATGATGACTAAATAGAGGCACCTCGAGACCGAATATCGTTCCAATACTCTCATCAAGTACAGGTTTGAGATTTGCGAGGCTTTGTCTGATGTGTGGTAAAAACTCTGATGTATCTTCATTATTCAAATACTTTTCTACTATGCTATGTACTTTTGTACCGCGTCTAGACGCTTTACCACTAATTATATCTGCTTGTTCTACGCCTACTCGTTCACGCCATGCTCTTATGGCATCTTCACTGAGTATACTTAAAACTGTTGTGATACTAGGATAAGACTTACCATCAGGAGTATTATAAGTTCTCCCTGTGTTTGTAGTTGTAGCAACCAAGTCTTTATATCCGATATCAACTTTGTCATGACTAAATATTTTTCTTTTCCTTCTTATCATAATTATATTGAAATATTTCTTTTACCTCGTCGTAAGGTAAGCAATAAATCGATTCAGGCGTATGTTTATAATTATATGATGCGCTAGCTGCTGAATATATTCTTTGATGCATAACAGCCACATAATCTTTGCATTCGTCAGCGCTTTCAAAGCTTGGGTTTTCAAATACATAAAGCGGTCTATCTAGTGCTGCAGTGTTAGCCATTATAAAAGATACTATTATAAAAAATTTCAATTTATTCTCCTAAGTTTTTATAGTGTTACCTCTGCCAGAGCCTTCTTTTATTCTCTGCAAATTGTCTTTCCAACCCTGATCGGTTTTTGACAAGAGACTTCCGTGACCACCAATAACACTAGGAAACCTAAGAACTTTTATGCAATTATGTTTCTTTAAATAGAGCTGTAACTCTTCTGCGCTACATTGTATATCGTATTCATCGCCTTCTTCTAAAGGCTTTACTGTATATCTAGGCAACTTGAAATCCTTTCCACCAGTCAGGTGCCGATCTTCCCCAATCCCACTTGGCAAAGGGTTTTGCTTTGTGGTAGTAGTTTCTATATGCTTGAACTGCATCGCCAGGAACCATGCAATCAGGATAGTGAGTCATGGCTTGTACGAATTCGGTAAGACCTATATCTGGTATATTTATAGGAGGAGCAGCTAATATAGGACCTAATTTTTTAAAAGTTATATGATCTTTATTTCTACGAAATTTAAATTCTCTAGACATTTCGACAAAATGTGCGTAATGCCAGTTGTAGTTTGAAAGACTTGCAGCGGTCCACGTGGTACAAGGGTGATACTTATGTACTGCAAGATAATATAAGTCATCGCGTATATCGCCAAAGGAATAATACGTTTGAATTGTTTTACCTGACTTTGACCTACGTTTTTCTGGTGTACCATCAAGCATACGATGTACGGTGCTTAGCATTTGAGCTGATTCGATAATCATCTTTGGAACATGCTTGTCACAAAGCATTTGTGCAGCCACATGTGGATCTTTGTCTAGTATAAAAATATTCATATTTCACCTTTTAAATAATATAATTGTATCATGTTTTTCACAGTTTGTAAACAGTTATTCTTTTAATTGATTTGAAATTTATCCTCCAGTACTTTTAATAACTTGACTTTTTTTCTTATGAAATCTCTTTTCTTGTCGATCTTTTCCATACGATTAATTCTACCTCTCTTTTTAAATTTTAGTCCGTAGTCTTTTTCAAGTTGTTGTAGTACCATCTCTTTGCCTTTCGTGAGGCTGTAGAGTTAGTCCTGTAGTAGTTTTGGAAAGGCCTCCTCTACAACTGGTTTAGAAATTCCGGGGATCTTCTTTTTATTAATCATATTAAGTACGAGCTTGGCATCTTCAGGATGTACACCTTCTAGTATACCTATGAATATTTGCTCTTTCTTAAATTTTGGCATCTTATCACCAGGTCCACCTTTAACAAAATATTTAAACTGACCGTTTTGTTTTGTTAGATTAGTGGGATGACTATGCGCTGCGGCTGCAGTATATGGAGGTTCGCCTTGAGGCAGATTCCATTTAATTGTAGAATCCATTGAACCTCTTATGATATCTTTTAAAGCCCATGTTTCATTTTCTTTTAAAACACGAACTTTCTCATTACGACTTCTTTGCTTTGCCATTTCTTCTAGGACTTCAAAAACATATTGTTTCATTAAATAAACTCCTGTACACTTCCGATTAAATTATTACAACGCTTCTCTACTAAGTAAGGAAAGACTTTACCTTTCTTACTATGTAATGAAGAGAGATCTTGGTCCATAAAATTATTTATAATTTCTTTTCTAAGCTCTGTTGGCGTTTCGCTTAGATCGATTAATTTTTTATTCCTACAATAGTTACGATACCAAGACGCTGCATATAACAACTCACCTTCTTCTAGATCTTCTATAATATTATCTATCTTCTTTTGAGTTATTGGCGTTTGTCTAAAGCCTTCGACAAACACATTATCATCAGATAAAATATTTGGTACGCCATCACCTTTATCGCCTTTAATGATG